GCGCGTGTGGGTGGTGCCGCGGGGGCCCCTGGCGGGGTGCGCCCAGACGGTTTGCACAAGGACGGCTATATTGGAAGTATAGCATACGACGCAGACGGTGTCAAGATATCCGGAGAAAAATTTACAAGCGTGATTGGGCCGCTGCAGAAATTCTCCGTACAGGAGGAGCTGCAGGACATCCGCAAGAACGGCATCCGCGGGAAGGAGCTGGCAGGAGACCGGGAGGAGACGCAGCCGGAGGACGTGCTCGGGTATGCGGACGACCGGGGCGAACCGATCCTGAGCGAGAGTTATTTCCGGGACTGGGTGCAGCAGCAGACGAACGCCATGCCGCAGGGGTTTGTATGGGGCAAGGACGTGCCTTTTTACTCGCAGACGACGGACCTGTCGCCCAAGCAGGCCGTGGAGCTGCTGGAGGCCGTGACCGGGAAGCGCTGGCGCGTGGAGCCGCGCAAGAACGGCGGCTGGCGCGCCGTGGAGACGGACTTTGCGGCAAAGCAGGGCATGTACACACCGCAGGAGGCAGCGAACCGTCTGAACGCGGCAAAGAAGGCCAGAGCGGACGCGGACGCCGCAGCATACCGGAACGGAGAGGCCCCGGCAAGGGCAACGACCGTGGCGGCCGAGGGCGTGGCAAAGGACAGCTTCCGCGCGACACCGGCGCTCGACAAGATCGGCGTCAAGATCGACATGGGCGTGACGGACTACCGGACGACCAAGGAGATGCGGCAGCGGGCCGAGGCGGAATACCAGACCGATAAGCTGATCTCCAAGGCGGAGCGCAGGTGGGGCGCGACGGCGCTCGAAAAGAACTTCGCGCGCGACATCGCGGCCGGGCGGTACTCCTACGCCGACATCCCGGACACGGCAAGGTGGGACACGGTGACGGACCTCGCCAACCTGTACATCGACAAGCGCATGCTCGGAGAAGACCTGCGGCTACAGCGCAAGTACGCGATCCGCGACGCGCTGCTCTACAAGGCCATGGAGCTCCTGCCGGACGAGCTGGAGCTGATGAGCGATCCGGGCGGCTTTGACAAGGAGGCCCTGCTCGTACTCAACTACCGGACGCCGCAGCGCTCGATGCTCAAGATGTTCGGCGACAAGCGCGGTGAGGAGATCAACCGGTACTACTTCGACCCGGTAACGAGAAACGAGGCGGAGCGGCTGCGCTGGATGAACCGGCAGCTCGACGCGGTGCGCGAGTTCCAGGGCGAGGGCGACAAGGTCAAGGGCCTGAACAAGGCCGAGAGTGCCTACGTCCACATGGCCCTCGACATCGAGGCGACCGCGCAGCGGATTAACCAATCGCCGAACAAGGCCGCGATCCAGAAGGCCGTGACGGAGCTGACCAAGATGGAGACCGCGCAGAAGGCCAGCCCGGACGCGGAGGCCAGAGAGGCGGAGATCCAGCGCGTGGCAACGGATCTCGACCTGAACGCCGCAGAAAGCAAGTGGGCGCAGCAGTATGCACAGTTCCTGACGCAGAAGGACGGGCTCAAGGGCGAGATCGACGAGAAGAAATGCGCGGCGGCCGTGAAGCAGTACCGGCAGCTTTTCGACGACTACTACAACGCCATTGCAGACTTTCTCGTGTCGCACGGCGACGAGCCGATCGGCAAGATCGACTACTACGCGCCGCACCTGAGCACGGCCGACAAGGTAAACCTGCTCAACCAGGCGTTCGAGGCGCTCGGCTTTAACGCCAGCGCAACGAGGCTCCCGGCGGAGATCGCGGGCAGGACGGAGGACTTCCGGCCGAACAAGCGCTGGACGCCGTTCTTCCAGAGCCGCGAGGGGACGCAGACCGAGTACGACATCGTGCACGGGTTTGAGAGCTATGTGACGTACCTGTCCGACGTGCTTTTCCACACGGACGACATCCAGAAGATCCGCGCGCTGGAAAATTATACACGCCTCGGCGGCAAGAACGACTTCAAAAATTCGCTGGCGGAGGCGATAGAGCTTTCCCGCAGCGGGCAGCGCGACGAGAAGCTGGACTTTTTGCGGGAGCTGAAGCGGGTCGATGATTTTGCAGAGCCGACAACGGCGGAGATCAACAAACAGCTTGACCAGTATATCGCCGAGCTGTTCGCCTCAGAGAAAAACAATACGCGGTATTCCGATCTTGCCGTCTGGCTGAAAAACTACGGCGACGTGCTGGCAGGGAAGCAGTTCGGCGGAGATCGCGGGGCAGAGCACAGAGGAGGCCGCGGCATCCTGAAGCTCGGCACACAGCTCACGCAGGCGTTTGCGAGGGCAAATGTTGCGGGCAACGTCTCGTCGGCCGTCAACCAGATCGCGCAGCTGCCGACGATCCTTGGGGAGCGGAGCAAGCGCTCCATCGCACAGGCGACGGCGGAGTTTGCAACCGGAAAGCTGCGGCAGTTCCAGATGGACAGCGATTTCATCACGGGCAAAAAGGGCGTGGATTATATCTCCAACACCTTCGCGGACTCGTTTATGTCCGGCATGTTTAAGCCGGCCGAATTCGTCGATACGACGATGTCGACGATCGCGGCCAGAGCGGCATACCTCGACGCGATCCGTGACGGCAAGACGCACGAGGAGGCCATGAGGGCGGCAGACGCCTACGCACGCTCCATCATGGGCGACCGTACCAAGGGCGCAAAGCCGCTGATGTTCCATTCCAAGACACCAGTCATGCAGATGGTCAACATGTTCCAGATCGAGGCGCTCAACAGCTGGGAGCATGTGTCGCAGGATCTCCCGCGGCAGTTCCGGCAGATCGCGGCGGAGAGCGGCAAGGCAAAGGCGGCGAGGGTCCTAAGCAGCGTGATCTTAAAGACTGTGCTTGCGGCCTTCGTGGTCAACCGCGTGACGGAGGAGCTTTACGGAGGGACTCCGGCCCCGTTCGATATCATCGGCATGTCCATGAATTTCATTGCATCCGGCGAGGGACTGACCACAAACGACTGGATCCGATACATGCTCAACAAGGCAAGCAACGCCATGTTCGGCGTCGACCTGTTCGACAACGTGCCGACGCCGCAGGAGGGCTTTGACTGGGGAAATGCTGCAGAGGACACGCTGTATAACATCAGCAATGAGGTACCGTTCCTCTCCAACCTCTCCGGCATGGTCGGCGTGGGAGACAGAACTTTGATGATGCCGGACCTGTTCGGCAAGGGGAAAGATCTGTGGGACGCGGCAACGGAGCACGGGCTGCTCTCGCCGGAGAGCGGGGAGGCGCTGCTTGGGCTTGTGACGCAGGCGATCCCCGGCGGGCGGCAGATCAACAAGACGTACTCCGGCATCAAAACGATCGTCGAGGGAGGACGGACAAAGGGCTTCGGCGACAAGGAGCGCCTGCAGTATCCGGTCGAGCGGAACGTCGGCACGGCGCTGCAGAACATTCTCTTCGGCCCGAACGCGACACCGGAGGCAAATGCCTACTGGGCATCCGGCCTATCCAGCCTGTCGACCAAGGACACGCAGACGTGGCAGACGCTTTCCAAGGACGGGGCGGATCCGATCGAGACATACAACCTGCTGCATGAGTTTATCAAGATAAACGCAGACGACACCCTGACGTCCGATCAGGCGCAGCGGGATATCCGGGACGCCATCAACAACTCCGGCCTGACCGACGAGCAAAAGGCTTACCTGTTCCGGCAGGAGTTCGGCCGGAGGAACAAGGAGACCGGGGAGTATGAGCACGCAACGGACGCCATGTTCGAGGCACTGATGGACGAGGGCGTGAGCTGGGACGGCGTGACGCAGTTCTACAACAAGCTTATGCAGGCGGACGGGGACGAGAATCTCTCCACCAACGACAAAAACCGGCAGAAGCGCACCGCGATCCGGGAGCTTGACGTGCGGGACAGCGTCAAGGCATACACGTATGCCGAGGTGTTCGGCGTGACCGACAAGGAGACCGGAGCAAAGTCGACCTCGAAGGACGAGGTTTTTGCCAACATGATGGACGCCGGGATGAGCTGGGATGACGTGATGGACGTGTACGAGGAGTACCGGACGCTGTACGAGGACGAGAGCCTCAGCAGCAGCCAGCAGGCCTCCGAGTTTGCATACTGGCTCGACCAGCACAACATCAAGGGCAAAAAGCGGGAGGCGATCCAGAACGGCCTAAAGTATTACCAGATGTTTGCGCAGGAGGCGGAGCGCTACACCAACCTGACGGAGGCCGGGCTGAGCGCGGCCGACGCCAAAAAGGTAAGCGATAAACTGGCCAGCGCCAAGGGGACCGGCGAAAACGGGCAGCTCACGACCAACGACAAGGTGGACGTGCTGCTCAAGCAGAACCTGACGGATACCAGCCTCTACAAGGCGCTGAGCACAGTCCTCAGCGAGGAGACCTACAACAAGCTGACAGAGGCCAGAAGCGGCGGCATCGGCGCAAAGATCTGGATGCAGTACTGGAGGAAAAAGGCCGAGCTGAGCGCGGACAAGGATGCAAACGGTAAGTCGATCAGCGGATCGAAAAAGGCGAAGATCCTTGCACTCATCAACAGCCTGCAGCTGACGGCGGAGCAGAAAGACCTGCTATACCGGGCGGAGGGCTATGCAGAGCGGGACCTGTACAGGGCTCCGTGGCATTAACAAAATACCGCACAGCGGGGGAGGGCGAAAGCCCTCTCCCATTTTTATGCACAGGAGGGGGAAACATGTCGAAGGGCAGAATGCAGGCGGGGAGCTGCACGGCCGGGATGCGGCGCGAGGAGGTAGAGGCACTGATCCGCGCGGCGAACCTCGGGGAGGAGGACAGCTACATCGCGCGGCGGTGCCTGATCGATCAGGTGGCGCAGCTGGATATCGCATTTGAGATGGAGGACAAATTCGGGCAGGGGATGACGCGGAGCACGGTATCCCGCCGGATGCAGGGAATCGAGCGGCGGCTGCACACATTGCGGGCACAGACGCGACGGAAACGGGCACAGCGCAGAGGCTGAGACGGTATGATATAGCCATCAAAGACAGGAGGCGGAGACAATGGCATATCCCTATCAGACCGGGTACAATCAGGTGATGCCGCCGGGATACGGCGGGGGGGGGCAGGCGCCCCCGCGGCGCCCGGGGGGGGG